GATACGTGCAGAAAAAAGTGTTTGAAGCAATCGGAATTCTGGATGCAGAAGAAGACAACGTGAAGAAAGAGACGGAAGACGCAAAAAACTCATAACCAGCAAGGGGAGCGAAGCATACTGGGCTCACGTTCTATGGCAAAGGCACAACCTCCGACCGGAGGAATTTGAAGCAATGCCGGATAGAATGAGAGCCTTTTATATTGCCTCAGAACAGGTAGAGGGAGAGACCCCTTGCAGAAGAGATAGCTTTTTCGTCAGAAGAACGTAATGGGAAGGAGGTGGAAATGTGGCAGGAGTATCTGTGAAGTTTAATGCGGAGGACAACGTCAGTTCAAAACTGGAATCCATATATAATGCCGGGCAGAAAGTATCACGCCAGTATGAAGAAGTAGAAAGCGCAGTAAACAGCGCACTGGAAGCTCTCGGGGAAACGGCAAATCAGACGGCATCGGAGGTCATAAGCGTAGCGGATGCACAGAATTACTGGACCGATGCGTTAGGGAACTACGATGAAAGCGCCATGCTAGCAACGAATTCACTGAAAGACCTGGTAGATGCCGGGTATATGACAGAAGATGTCCTGACGGATATGGCGGATGCCCTTAAAGATACTCAGGAGAAAACAGAGGACTTCGGAGAGAAAACCAAAGAATCCGTGGTCGGGCTTGATGATGTGCTTGCTACAGTGGGAATTGTAGCGGCACTCAAAGAAATTGAGTCAGCATTTGAAGATTGCTCGGCTGCCGCATCGGAATATGAGACAAATGTTGCCATGCTTGCCACGATTGCGGATGCTACGGTCTTATCGGCCGATCAGTTATCACAGCAGATAAAAGCAACATCCCGGGATACAGCACAGAGCGTGAACGATCTGGCGATATCCAGTTACAATGCAATTTCTGCCGGTGTGGATACTGCAGATGCGGTTGCAACGGTAGGACAAGCCACGGAGCTTGCAGTAGCCGGTTTTACAGACACGGCATCAGCACTATCCGTTCTGACGACTGCCACAAATGCTTATCAGTTGGAAGCATCCGAGATGGCAAATATATCGGATTCACTGATCGTATCACAGAATCTGGGTGTAATGACCATCGACCAGTTGAGTAGCTCCATTGGTAAAGCAATCAGTACGGCATCTGCATATTCCGTTGACCTATACAATCTGGAATCAGGTTATATCAGTCTGACAAAGGCTGGTATCAGCGTGGAGGAATCCACAACCTACATATCCGGTATGTTCAACGAATTGGGTGACAGCGGATCAGAGGTGGCCAAAATAATCAAAGAGGAAACCGGGGAATCATTCGGACAATTGATGAATGATGGATATTCCCTGGCAGATGTACTCGGCATACTGTACGAAAGTGTGGATCAGGACAGTGAAGCTCTCATGAATCTGTGGGGCAGCGCAGAAGCTGGAAAGGCGGCAAATGCGGTTATCAATCAGGGGCTGGAGACTTTCAATGATAATCTGATCACACTGAAAAATTCCAGTGGAGCCACAGCGGCTGCATATGAGACCATGACAAATACGTCCGCATATGCGACACAGCGGTTGCAAAATAGTATGGATAATCTGCAAATCGCAATCGGAGACGATCTGAACCCTGCGATATCTGAATTCAAAAACGGACTTGCTGATGTGATAGACGAAGCAAGCAGCCTGATTGAAAAGCATCCGGCTATTACAGCAGGAATTACCGCTGTGACAGTTGCTCTGGCTGCGGTTACTGTTGGCATAGGTGGTTACACAGCTGCTACAAAAATCGCAGCATTGGCTACGACAGCCTGGACGGCGGTCATGAATGTGAATCCCATATTCCTTGCCGTGACAGCGGTTGCGGCTCTTACTGCCGGCATAGTGGCATTTACTGCCGTAATGGGGGATTCTGTGGACGAATACGACACATGGACCGAAGCGACCCAAAGGCAGTATGATGAACTGCAGTCACTGAATCAGGAATATCAGAATGCAGTAGATGTATACGGAGAAACGTCAGAAGAAGCCCTAAGATTAAAGTATCAGGTGGATGATCTGACAGACAGCTTCGAGAGCAATAAGCAGACGCTGGAAGAATTCTGGGCGGAATGCGATTCCGTAATAGACAGCAGCCAGCGGATGATCGATAACTACGAAGCCAACAAGAACGGACTGCACGAAAATGAGATCAGAACACAGGCACTTATCCAGAAACTGGAAGATCTGGCGGCAAGTACCGATACATCGGCAGGAAAACAGCAGCAAATGGAAGCTGTCATTGCAGAATTGAACGCTACGGTCGATGGGCTGAACCTGTCTTATGACGATCTGATCAATAATCAGGGCATGGCAATCACCTCATTGAGAGCGTATGCGGAAATGCAGGCGAAGCAGGAACGGATGCAGAGCCAGTATCAGGCATACGTGGATGCAATCAGCGAAGAAGCAAGCATAAGGGAAAAGCTGGCAGAGGCAACCGCCAACCAGACAGTAGAACAGGAGAGATACAATCAGGCAAGCGAGGAGTACTTCCAGTATGCCAAAATGATCACAGCATCTGATTCAACCGGATTTGCTGGTTTGGGACTGGCATTTTCAGACCAGTACAAGGAACTGGATGCGGCAGAAAAAGCATACGAAGAAACCACGGAAAGAGTTGATGGTCTTACAGAGAAGCTGAATGAGGCCTTACGGGTTCAGAAAGAATGTGAGGATGCCTGGAGCGAGCTTTCTGCATCGGCAGAGGACTCTGCAGACAAGCAGATTGACAGCGGAGAGGCTGTTGTAGAAGTCATTACTGAGAATGAAGAGGCACTGACAGAGCTTGCCAAGGCATATGATGCCGCATATGAATCCGCCATGCAGAGCGTTCGGGGGCAGTACGGGCTCTGGGACGAGGTGGAATCGGTTGTATCAATGTCTCGACGGAGTATTGAGGATGCACTGCAGTCACAGATCGACTACTGGACGTCCTATAATTCCAATCTGGAGTCATTATCTGACAGAGCAGGAGATATCAAGGGGCTGTCTGACATGCTTGCGCATCTGTCTGACGGCAGCGAGGACTCTGCTGCAATGTTGGCCGGAATGGAGAAAATGAACGATGCGGATCTGTCTGCAGTAGTTCAGCAATATACAGATTTACAGACAGCACAGAGCGCCACGGCAACAAGCATGGCAGATCTCTCCGCTGATTTCTCCACGAAACTGGATGAAATGGTTAAGACCATGGAAGATTCCGTGCAGGATATGAACATGGAAGACGATGCCAAAGCGGCGGCCAAGGCAACCATGGATGCTTATGTGGAGGAAATCAAAACCGGTGTAGCAAATGCACAGCTGGCTATTGATTCCCTGTCATTTGCGAAGACGAATGCGTTCGGCGGAGCGAGTGTAACGAAGGGTTATGCGGTCGGAACCCGTGATGCAGATCCCGGACTTGCACTTGTCGGCGAAGAAGGTCCGGAACTTATCAATTTCGGTGGCGGTGAAGTAGTATACACGGCTGATGAAACTGAAAATATTATGGACAGAAGCTCTTCTGTTGGTGATTTCTATGTTGATCCCGGAAAGAGCGATGAAGGCAGTTCCGGAAGCGGAGATAAAACGATTACACTTAAAGTTGAGGGTGGCGGAGAGATGAAGGTAACAGGAAACGGTGTCAGCAAAGAGGATGTAGTCAGCCTGATACTGGAAAATGTGAAAGATGCTCTTATGAACATTGTTCAGCAGGAAATGGAAGAGGAAGGAGATTTGGCGTATGAGTTCTAATTATCAGCTGTCAATAAGGCTGAACAGCATTTTTAATTTCCCGGTCACTCCGGAGGAGATAAAAGTGTCGTATGGCAGCAACAATTCGAATCTGCGTGTGTACGGAGTCGGAGAATGCACGATCATACAGGATAGTGATGCTGCCAATATCTCCTTCTCCGGGTTCTTCCCTAAAATGTACTTTAGCGGTTGCAATTACAGGGATATTCCGAACCCGAATACTGCGGTAGAAGAAGTCCTGGCCATGAAGAACACGAAGAAGCCGGTGCGCTTCACAATTACTGGCGGAATCGGGGTGTCTATGTATGCCACAATCGAGAAATTTACGACCAAGGAAGTCGGCGGGGATCCCGGAACGATATATTATGACATCACTTTCAAGGAGTACCGGGAAATTACCATGCGGCAGATAACGGTAAATGCTACTACACAGAAGGCGAGAATATCAAGATCTTCCCCCAGAGTGGACAATACCCCTGCGGCGCAGACATACACAGTGAAAAAAGGTGACTGCCTGTGGAATATTGCAAAGAAATTCTACGGGTCGGGTGCGAAATATACACTGATCTACAATGCGAATAAGAGCGTTATAGGCGGCAATCCAAACCTTATTTACCCCGGACAGGTTTATACGATTCCGGCAGCGTAGGGGGTGCGGACATGGCGATTCAATTTGTAATTATTCATGACGGCATTGGATTTGATGTATCCAATATGTTCGAGGAAATCACGTGGAGCGGTAGAAAAGGAGCTGCTCCCAGATCTGTAAGCATTACGCTCATGGATGACGATGGTTACAACCATTCGAGGGTGAGCGTAGACTGCACCAATGGAGATCAGTGCGTGTTCTACGAGGACGGCACGGAACTTTTCAGAGGCATTGTCACGAGCCACAAGCAGAACAGTTCTAAGAAACTGGTTGTGAAAGCCTATGACAATGCCTACTATCTGGCCAACAACAAGGATTCCTTCAGTTATGCAAATAAGACTGCATCGCAGATTTTCAACGACTGTATGACCAGATTAGGAATGAGGGGTGAGGCAGTAGACACCGGATACATCATACCGGAATTGCCAAAAGGAAAGACGACATACTATGACGTTATGCTGGATGCTTTGAGCACAACGTACAAGGCAACCGGCGAGAGATTCTACATATCCTCCGAGAATGGCATCATTTACCTGCGCAGGCGTGTGGAAAATGCGATGCAATGGGTACTGGAATCCGGGAGCAGTCAGGCGAATCTCACCAATTATGAGTATCAAAAAAGTATCGAAAAGGTCAAAACCCGTGTACGGCTGCTGTCAAAGGAAGATGCCGTGGTGTATGAAAAGGTCAATACTGACCTAGAAGACAAGATCGGCACCTTCATGGAGGTAAAATCCGTGGATGATTCCTACACGCAGGCACAGATGCAGGAGCTTGTCGAGTCTATATTCGATGAAAAAGGTATCCCGGAGCAAAGCCTGAAGGTCAGCGGTCTGGGCGTGTCGGATGCAATATCCGGGAAATGCGTATATGTCATCATTCCCCACTTGGGAATACAGAGATCTTTTTACATTGACGAAGATACGCACAAATACACCAGGGAATGCCACACGATGACTTTGAAACTGAACGATGTAAATTTGTAGAAGGAGGGGCTATGACTCAGGAACCTACAGGAATTAAGCAGCTGTTCCAGCAGATGATCCCGGACGGACCAAGCGTGAAAGAAGGGATTGTTACATCCACATCTCCACTGAGCGTGACACTGAAAAATGATGCAAAAATGATTTTATCAGCGAATTCGCTTATTGTTCCAAGG